TCCGCCGGAGATATGGCTGCAAGCCTCGGCGTGGAATACGTCAGCGTCGACCTGTCTGTAGACGGCTCAGTGCTCGCGATAGGTGCTATCGGGAATGACGGTGCAGGCAGCAATTCAGGAAGCGTGCGAGTGTTTGCGTGGAGTGGCACGGCGTGGGTACAGCGAGGCAGCGACATCGACGGACAAGAAGCTAACGACCTCAGCGGAACGTCGCTGTCTCTGTCGGACGACGGGGCCACGCTGGCTGTGGCGTCTTCATCTGGTCCCGCAAGAGTGTTTGTGTGGAGCGGAAGCGCCTGGTCTCAGCGAGGTACAGGGCTTGGCAGTGGAGGTCTGAGCGTCAGCCTGTCTAGCACTGGCAGCACAGTAGCGGCGCAGACCGAGAGCGGAATTTCTGTCTATCAGTGGAACTAAGACATGCCCAACAAAATCAAACCCAAGCGCTCCTACACCGCCAATGCCGTTCCGGTTGTCTCTGGCAACACGCCAGACATCGAGCAGCACGAGATGGCGGTGAACTGGACCGACGGCAAGCTGTTCACGCGCGACGCGAACAACCAACTAGTTTCGATCACGCTCGGCGGGAGCGGCTCCATCCCGACCGCATCCGCCTCGGTGCTGGGCGGCGTCAAGGTTGGCTCGGGCCTCACGATCACCGATGGCGTGTTGGCTGCGTCTGGCGGCGGCGAGGACACGGCCCTGCGTGCCCTGTTCGTCCCGCCTGCTCCGACGAACGTCACTGCGACCGCTGGTAATGCTCAGGTCTCGCTGGCGTGGACTGCGCCGAGCGTGCTTTCCGTGACGCCGATCACGGACTATGTCGTTCAGTATTCGTCCAACAGCGGATCGTCGTGGACGACGTTCAGCGACGGCACCTCGACGGCGACTTCAGCGACCGTCACCGGACTGACCAACGGCACGGCGTATGTCTTCCGCGTGGCGGCGGTGAATGGGGTTGGACAGGGGGCTTACTCGACGGCGTCTAGCAGTGTGACTCCTGGTGTTCCCACTGATCCGTATTTCTCAAATGTCGCCCTCTTGCTCCACTGCGACGGCAGCAACGGTAGCACGACGTTTACCGACTTGTCGCTGAACGGCCACGCGATCACGCGGTATGGGAACGCCGCTATTTCGACCACGCAGAGCCGATTTGGCGGCGCATCTCTGTATCTGGACGGCGACGGCGACTATCTGGAAATCCCAGACCACGCCTCGTTCGACTTCGGGGCTGGCGAGTTCACGATTGAGTTTTGGGCCTTCTGCACGGACCAGTCGACGCCGTATCCGACCTACATCGCCAACGGCACGGCAGGCTTTGAGTCGGGCTCGTGGTCGATCCGCTATGACAACAGCGGACAACCGCAGCGATTCGGCGTCTTCTGGAATCCGAGCGACCCGCTGCACTCAACGGCCAGCGCGTACTCCTTTAATCAGTGGCGACACGTCGCCGTCGTGCGTGACGGAAACACGATCCGCACCTATGTCGATGGCGTGCAGCAAGCGTCAACGGCCGTTGACGCTGGCAGGACGCTCGACTTGACGCAAGGCGGTCACGGCCGAATCGGGTCGGCGCGATGGGACGGCGGGAACGGGTTCTTGAAGGACTACATCGACTCGTTCCGAATCACAAAAGGCGTGTGCCGCTATCCAAGCGGCACGACGTTCACCCCGCCAACAGCAGCTTTCCCTGACGCATGATCCGCACCTCCATTTTCATCGCCGCCCTCGCCACAGCCGGTGCCGCCGCGCTGGTGCTATCGGCTCGCGCAGGGGCGGCGTCAATGCGGTGGGCGATTGGCAGGGCAATCCTGAGCTATTGGTGAACTATGAGCAGCACACTACGCACACTCGCTGACAGTCTCGCCGATGGTCTGCAATCGGTGACGTGGGCGATTGCGTCCACGGTCGTGGAGCGTCGCAATTGGGCGAACGTCGACCTAGAGGCGATGAGCGTGCCGCATGTGTTCGTCATCCCCGGCAATGCCGAGGTGACACGCATCAGCCGCCAGATGATGCAGGTGGATTACACCGTGTCCGTGTTCGTCGGGCGTCACGTCCAGACCGACAGCGACGTGGACGCCATGCTTGATCTTGCCGACAGCGTCATGCTCCAGGTGCGTGCCCACTCGTTTGGCTCTGCCGTGACGTGGCCGGCGGGCGTGACCAGCCCGCAGACGGTGGGAATTGACCTGAATCCTGACGACGCACTGACGGAGCGAAACGTCTGGCGTGCGGTCATTACGGCGACGTATCGAGTGTTCGAGGCGAACGTGCTGCCGACGCCGACCGTCTAGGAGGCTGCTATGCCGTCGATGCTCTCTGGCATGAGCCGGGCGTTTATCCGCCCTGGCATGATCGGCGGCAATCGCCGGGAGATGTCTGCGGATACGCTCGGACGGCTCCAGCTGCGGGCGAGCATTCGTGGCAACTTCTTTGACAAGCCCAAGGCCACAAGGCTGATCGGCAAGATGAACGCCAGAGTGTTGTCTTTGCTTGGCAGAGACATCATGCAAGAGGCAAAGAAGGGCATCGGCCAGACTAAGCCGAGGACGTCAGCGGCAGCGAGGAAGCGTCTCGGGCGCGGAAATCCTGTGGAGTTCGTCGGCGGACTGTACCTTGACATCACGGCGTATGGGTCTGGAGAACCGAGGGCGGCAGGCCAGCCGATCAAGTCGTGGGCTCCGAAGAGGTGGTTCTACAAAGACATCATTTACAAGCTTGATCCTGCCCGCATGACAGCCGTCATCGGCACCTACAAGACAAAGCCTTGGCTGGCACAGCTGCACCAGATGGGCGGCACCGTAAAACAAACGGCGTGGCGGATCGGCGTCGGGGCTGCACGCAATGCGTACCTGCGGAAGCGAGGCAACGGACGCCAGGGGCGAGACGAGAAGGGGCGATACACTTCGTCGCTGCCGCAAGCGAACCAGTACGAATACGGTGCCTTGATCTGGCAGATCGACAAGGCGGGCAAGTTCAAGCACTCCCGCAATTGGGAACGCACGACTATCACCCGCATGGCTCGCTATCCGGCCCGCCCGTTCATGGCAGGCTCTAAGCGTGTAGACGCCGCCGTTGCAAAGGCCAACGAGAAATGGCGGAACATGCTGGCCAGAAACTAGCGACGGCATACCCGGTCTAGATTCCGCCCTGCTGCCCATACCGTGAGCGAACCAGCCGCACCGCTGGCACTCGCACACGAGGACACGCATGTCTGGTTCTTCCGTTACTGTCACGCTCGGGAAAAATGTGGTTGTCACGGGCGTTGCGAACGCCCGCTCTTGCACTGTCACCAACTCTGCGTCTGACGTCGATGTCACCAAGTTCGGCGACACTTCCCGCAAGTTCCGCAAGGCGCTCATCGAGCAGACCATCGAGCTTGAATGCGTCGATGCCCCAGGCATCACTATTGGCGGCATTTTCGCTATCAATGGCACAACCACAGGCAACGCCTCTTATATCTGCACGAGCATTTCGCAGAGTCAGCCGCTTGATGGAATTGTTACGTACACGGTTTCGGGCACTCGCACCACCCCCGTATCAGCTTAAGGAGTAAACCTCATGGCTATCACTCTTGGTAAGGACGTTTCGACAGAGCCGCCGTTCGGGGCTGGCGTCATCTCGGCCACGTACACCGAAGAAGCCGAGACAATTGACATCTCCAATAGGAGCAATGTCGGAGATAACGTCGGGCCAGGTAAGAAGGTTGCCGCTGTCGGCTTTACCACCAAAACGTGGGAGATCGAGTGCCACGACGCAACTGGTCTGATCACGGCGCTAGAGGCGAACGCAACGACCGGATGGTCGGTCATGTCTGTGTCCGAGAACATCGGCGTTGACGGTGCCGTCACCTACAACGTGACCGCCAAGGAGTTCTAGTGGCTATCACGCTGGGGAAAGACTGTTCCATCGTTCTCGATGGCGGCTACATCGCCAGCGCCCGCAACGTCATGTTGACAGAGTCGGCTCGCACGATTGACGTCAACCCGTACGGCAGTCGCTACGCGGCAACCTACAGCACCGGCTACGACTGCACAGTGAGCGTGGAACTAAACGACGTCGCTGGACTCGGCACGGCGTTTCAGAAGATGCACACGGGCGGGACGTTCACAGTGTTTGGTGGTGCCGCTGGGTTTTCATTTCTCGCAGTGATGACAGGTATCAGCGAGAGCGACCCAGTGGATGGCGTGGCGACGTTCACGCTTGAGGGCAAGATGACCGACCCGAGGCTTGTGAGGCAGTAGCATGCGTGAGTTTAGGGACGACCAGGGCAGGCCGTGGCAGGTGGCGTTGACGGTGGCGTCGGCGCTGCGTGTCCGTGACAACGTCACGGTCGATGTCGTGGACGAGGAGAGCGGCGAGCGTAAGGCTGTGCCGTTCGACATGGTGGACGCTGCGAACATCTCGCAGACGTTCCAGGTTCTTCGCAGCCAGTACGCAAAGATCGGCGAGATCCTCTACGCACTGCTGACCAAGCAGGTCGAAACGAAGGGGCTGTCGAGGGAAGACTTCCTTGACGGTCTGCGGGGCGATTCGCTGGACGCTGCGACAAAGGCGTTGGAGCAGGAACTTGTCGATTTTTTCCCGCAGCGCCTCCGCAAGATGATCGGGCTGTTGGCCGCCAAGATGGACGAGGTAGCCAACGAGATGCTCGGCAGAGCGGAGGCGGGTCTAGAGAAGGCGACGGTGGAGAGT